CCTATGTGGCTCCGTCTATACTAGCACCCCTCCCACCCCCCCCACCCCTCCCAGAGGAAGTGAAATCAGCGCATCCTCCCATTATAAGGCATTCTCAAATGACGGATGCACGTGATCAGGTACCTCGCTATGAATCATCTCGCTATGACGAGCGCTCTCGCTATGAGGAACGCCCTCGCTATGAGGAACGCCCTCGCTATGACGAGCGCTCTCGCTATGAGGAACGCCCTCGCTATGAGGAACGCACTCGCTATGAGGAACGCCCTCGCTACGACGAGCGTCCTCGCTATGAGGAGCATCCGTCTCGCTACTATAAGGATAAGGAACCTCTTTATATTGTGGATAGGAATTCTTCCTATTCTTTATATTTCCAGATGAATGTAGATCAATTTAATCGTTATTTACAAAGCTTTATTTACCCTCCAGATGCCTCAAATGTTGGACTCTTTCATCCTGAATTATCCAAGCGTCTTGATGAATGTACAAAGGAAGAGCTGAATACAATATCAGATTCAGCAATTCATGGAATGATTAAGCGTATGGTTCGCTACTTAGCGCCAGTATGGGAAGATTCTACCTTGGTCAAAGGATTAATGGTTGCAACCAGACCGTTTGGCATTCGTATGCATACAAAGGATGTTGGATATATAAATAATGTATCTCTTCCTGAATCATGTGAAACATTTGGTGAAAACATGAAACGCGTGTTTATGGAAAAGCTCTCCAGTATCTTCTCATCTATACGGAATGAAACAACCTATGAGTATACCTTTCATAAAATTATGTCTCCTACATGTTTATTTCGTATTCAATTTCGAAGTGACCGAGCCGTCAAGAATTTCACGGAGCTTATAAAAACACCCATATAGAATAAATAGGTACATGGCATACAATGGAATCTATTGGAACATCCTCTTTGCCGGACTCACATGGTTCTTTGGCGGTCTAGGAATGTTTTTTACCCGATACATGAAAGGCTCCTGGTCTGCCGCTTGGTGGGATTACATTCCTATCTTCTGGATCCCCGTTTTAACGTCTTGGATCCCCGCAATTTCGATTTTGCGCGGCGCGTATGATGTGTAGGTTTCTGATACAGATAATATGCTCGATCTCCTTCCTCCTCTAATGTAATATGAAAGAGGGTGTGGAAGGCATGTTGAACCTCTGACACTGTTTTATACGCGGATCTATAAAACGTTGTGAGAGACTCTGTAAATACTGTTGTAGTCGGATGGGATGATCCATATAACAGCTTGAATAATTTTAGTGGTGCTCCTCCCAGTCCTACATGAAATAATTCTGGTAGAAAGATTGTTTGTGAGGGATACAATGCCATTTTTTGATTGATTTCGAGTATATATGGAGTATGTTTTGTATCAAATAATACATCCACTCCCAAGACTTCATATCCATGTTTCACCTTCCAATCCGGTTGAAAGATATGGTTGCGCTCAAAGATAGATCGAAGCATATGCCGAATTCGTCTCATTGCCTCCTCTGCATGTTGAATGGTCCATCCATCAGGTCGTTCCATGGGAAAAAATGCATTCTGTGTATTTCGTTTTTTATGAGTATCATACACCGTTGCCTCTTTTAACCTTCCTACATCATAGTGTTCATTGGATAAGACATAGGTGTGATAATTGCTAATATAAATACTTGTTTTATGATTACGAACAACTGCTACCAACATAATACGAAGATGAAACTTGTATTTATCAAAGGTGGCAGTTGTTTCCAATGCATCTTGCAAGATCCATCCCTTGAACTCCTTCGTTGGTTTGTACGCATCTACAAATGTTTTCACTTCATCAATCGAATCCACCACCTTGTTGCCACTTCCTGCAAATCCATCGGAGGCTTTTAAAAATTTATATTTTGTTCCATGATTAAAAAAATCAGTCAAGGATGTTTCTTGAATGGTTTTGAACAAGAGCGTAGGAAGACCGATCTTTAAGGTTTGAAATAATTTCATAAGTTGAAACTTGTCGGTTAATCGGTCTTTGCTCGATCCTGACAGTCGATTAATGGTGGTAATATTGGATAAATCGCGTGGAAGCGATCCATACCGATTTAATAAGAATAATAAGGAAGCATCACCGATAGAATCCGTTTCCTTGCTTCCTACCGAAGAAAGAATCGATCGGATCGCTTCTTTCTCTGGATTGTCTCCTTTGATACAAAACATCCCTATCTTAGGGATGGAATTATTTTGCAGAATTCATACTTCTAGCAGATCCAATATACCACAACAATCGATGGGCAGGTTTATGAGCTTTTTCAATCTTGCTTAATTGTCGTCCTAGAAATAAATTAAATTGATCTGTAATTCCAGTACGGTCTAGAAAATGAGTATGCACAGATCCTAAGGGAAGATTCTCCACTGTGATCCCTGCTCCCACCGCACGATTGATTCCAAACAGTTCCATCTGATGGGTGGGACTGTGTGACGATTGAAACATCCTCCACCAGCCATAATTATGATTCACGTCAAATTCATACAATCCATCTTTTGCTGCACGCGCTACATCTTCCAATGCAGCCTGTTCAAAGAATCGACTCGCAGGAACGGCGTCGCGCCACACCTTCACCCACGATACATCCTTCAACCATACAAAGCCTGCATTGTACACTCCATACAAATCTGTATCTGATTTACGAATGTAATGGGGGCTAAGACCAACTGTAGCCGTTACTGGAAGAGCAGGAAGCGGTCCAAAGAAGCATATATCAGCATCCAAGAACCAGACACCTGTTTTCGCATCTACAAACGCTAATTCGATCACACGCAATTTTTCAGAGGTATACTCTTTAAAGACTCCTTTTGCTTCCATTTCCTTGCGATCCATATCTGTATACCGATTCATAATGGTATAATATTCACGAGATCCATGATATGGAAGGGTTGTTAATAACGGCAAGGTAGCATCATCTGTTGCAATATGAAGAGCAGGAAAGGGACTTACAAAGAGTTGTAAACTGTACAGAAAGATCTTAAAATCTTCCACGGCTTGTTTGCCGGTGACAAGGGTTGCAATCGTGATCATTCTTATAGAATATATGAATTAATTGTTTAAGACGCATATTTATTCACTGCTTTTATAAATTCTGTAATGATTAAATTTGGTTTAAATATGGTTGAATTTAATTCAGGATGATATTGAACACCCACCATAAAATTATTTTTAGGAATTTCTGCTATTTCCATATATGTTTCGTTTCCAGATGTTCCTGTAAAGACAAGTCCATGTTTTTCTAATTCAGGTCGATATTTCGTATTAATTTCATAACGATGTCGGTGTCGTTCAATAAATGTATTTCCATATACTTTATGAGCAATACTTCCCTTTTTAGTTTCCCCTTCATAATCGCCTAATCTCATGGTACCACCAAGATTCGATTCGTTTTCATTAATTATATGAACAATATGAGGAAACTTATGTTCTGGATCCACTTCTTGAGTGGTTGCATCCTTTATATGTAATAGATGTCTTGCAAATTCAATTGCCATCAATTGCATTCCATAACAGATACCTAAAAAGGGTATATTATGTTCTCTTGCATATTTAATTGCAAGTATTTTATTTTCAATACCAGCTTCTCCAAATCCACCTGGTACTAAAATACCTCCTTTTATTGTTTTTAATTTGGCAGATAACTCTTTTTGAGTAATATGTCTTGCATCAATCCAATTTAATTCGACATCTTTATCAATACTATATGCAGCATGTTTTAATGCTTCTACCAAGGATATATATGCATCACCATATCCATATTTTATAACTAAATTGACTGTTATTTTAGATTTCAAATTACTTAATTTATTGTATATATCATTCCATCTTGTTCTAGGTAAATCTCGTTTCATATGCATCAATTCCAACACACGTTTATGAAATCCTTGTTTATAATATAGATATGGTAATTTATAAATATTATCAATGTTTGGTGCCATAATTATATTTTGTTCATCTACGTTTGAAAATAATGCGATTTTTTTCCCAAATGTAGGAGTATCATTTTGTTCATATCTACATACAATAATATCTGCCTGAATTCCAGATTGCATTAATTTTTTGATAGAATCTTGGGCTGGTTTTGTTTTAAATTCGTCTGATACTTTTAAAAATGGAATATACGTTAAATGAATATTGATAATATTTTCTCTTCCATATTCTCCAATCATTTGTCGAATTGCCTCAATATGAATCATCCCTTCAATATCACCAACGGTACCACCAATTTCAACTAATATAACATCATACTTATCACTATCTCGTTGTATAAATCCTTTCATTTCATTGCTCACATGTGGTATCATTTGAACGGTTTGTCCCAAATATTCTCCTTTTCGTTCTTTTCCAAATATAGACATATATACCTTTCCAGATGTTATAATACTATTCTTATTTGTATGAATATCTGTAAATCGTTCATAATGACCTAAATCTAAATCTGCTTCCAACCCATCTCTTGTGACAAACGTTTCACCATGTTCAAATGGATTCATCGTACCGGAATCTATATTCAAATAGGGATCCATTTTCTTGATTGTTAATTTCAGACCGCATTCTCTCAATAATGATGCTAAGGATGCAATAATAATTCCTTTTCCAATTCCAGACATAACACCTCCCGTTACAAATATATATTTTGTCTTATGTGTTGGACGTTTTTTTACGCGTCGTGTCTGGGTTTGAGTCTTTATATTTTTTGATGTCGTGTTTCGCGGCATCTCTATTTATTAATAAGAAATCATTAAACGTCCCTTCATTTTTTCATACGCCCGTTCTGCATTGGTATCTCCAGCTGCCAACCGTCGTTGCCGTTCTTGTTCGGCATGTTGTCGCGCACGTTCGACCGCTTGGACAGCTGCATGCTCTTCAGGACTGAGTTCGACCGGAGCCGAGGCTCGTTCCGCTTCCAGTTGATGATACGTTTTTGAACTTGTAGAAGCATCTGCAACCTCTTGCGAAAAGGTCGATCCTTCCCCATAGGCATACTTCAGATCCGTATACGCTAATCCACCATCTGAATCAATATGTTTGGTGAACTGTGCCGGTCGTCCTCCACCAATCTCTGTGGCTCCCGTGGAACGGAGCGCTAAGGCTTCGGGTTGTCGATAGCGTTGCAATGTTGTATCTGCCGCTCGTGGTTTGGCAGAAAGTTCTTCTTGAAAGACGGATCGAAACTTGTCCGCATTAAACTTGCCCCTTAGTTCTTCTGCGGCTCTGTGGGTGCGTGGTTCTGCCTCTCCTGAGGCTTTCAACCAATCTCCATATCCATCATCACGGTCTGGATCTGGTAAGCGGTGTTCGTCAAATAACTTGTTAAAGACACTCATATTTAAGTTTTTGGCATTTAACGATACAGGCGCACGATCTTCCACCTGTAACGTTCCGAGTGGAGCATCCTCATGGGAAAGCGTATTACTTACCGGTCGCACAGGAAGTGCACGATGCGCATTTGCTTGTTCAATCGTTACCGGTGCATCCGTGGCACGCCCTGCTGCACGTGGAATCAGTTTATTCAAGATCTCTTCAATATAACTGTAGGCTCGGCTGACTGCATCAAATAATTCTGGATTTCCTCCCTTATCAGGATGTGCTCGTAGTGCTGATTTCTTGTAAGCAATCTTTAACATTTCCATCGTCAAAGGTTTGGAATCATCCAGTCCTAAAAGATTATATGCTTCATGAAGATAGTCCATTGCTCGTTTGGGAGGAGGAATGGTCGCTAAAGCAGTACTTCGTTGAGGTGGACTGGAAAAGGCTAAGCTAGGAGGGGTATGCGTGGGAGCGACCGTGCCAGGCCAGTGTGCAGCTTCCCCCCGTTGTACTGACGCTCGCCATTGTAATAATCCCGCATAGACTCCTGCATACTTGGCAGCGGTGACATATTCCGGACCGGCTAATAAGGTATCTAACATTTTATACCGTGCTTCTAGACTCGTAATTGCACAAAGATTGTTCCAAATACGAATATGTCTTGGGTCTAAGGAGGAGAGCGCAGCGCCCATTTCTTACAATCTATATTTATATTTTTCCATTGTTCCGTGCAATTCTTCGGGCAGTCTCAATGGCATGATCGAGCTCTTTATACAAAAAGTCTTTTGTAAGAACCTTTAATGCTAGTGTACGGGCATTGTGTGCCATAATACGGCACTCGGTTTCATGGGTCTTACACCACGTTATTTTCTCAACTAAGTCATTAAGTTTGTCGTTAATGGGAACATAGTGTGTCCAAGGTTTCATGTGATGTTGAAACCAAAGCATAGATCCACTCTCTTGCAGTAAGATGGTAGACCCAAGTAACATCCATTGTGCCAATCGATAGGCTCCTACATTTCCATCCAGATGAAGAATATATTTGTAGCGGCTTTGCTCTTCAAAGGAGATACGACTTCCTACACGAAACTCCTTGGAATTAACGCGTCCTGCACGCCGTGTCTTATGAATCTTCAACTGTCCTGTAATGGTTGTAAGTTGTGCATCCAACAAATCTGGATGCTGTTTGCTCAGTTGAACCGCTTTTAACCGAGGATTGGTCTCCGCAGTCCATCCACATCCAGTGGATCCACCGCGAAACACCGCCAATGGTTTCTTCTTCGAAAAATCTAATTCAATCTTGGAATCATTCCAAGTTGTTTTTCCTTTAATAATATCTAAATCATCATAATTTACAATGGGAACATCGAGATAATCTTTATGTCCGCTCATGGCAAATATCGGAAGGAGTGGATGGTGTAAGGGAATCGGAGAACTCATAGATCCTGTAATATGATAGAACGGATCTTTGAAATTTGTTCGGTAGATGAGCGCATCGGTAGGAGAGACTAAATAGACTCCCTCTGGTAGTGTGTGTCCAGCTGCTTCATAATCTTGAAACAATTTTAAGGTTGTATACTCTTCTTCATCATGTTTAAACTCTTTTACAATGCAATGCAACAATCGTAGAGTTTGTTTTTTCTTCAAGGTTTTAGGAAGAAACTTGCGATAATGATTGGAAATCTTGGACGGTCGTAATTGAATTTGAGAAATTGTTACATCATGTTTTACAATCAGTAGACATTTGTGACCGATTGACAAAAAAACATACTCTAAGGTATGTTTCACAGCATCCGTACGAAGATCTGGCGGCAATGCCGCGAGTGCTTCTTCCATTGTCTTTGCTAGCATCCCTACTTAGAGTTAGAACTCTTCTTCGCGATGTAAATAGAGTTCTAATTGATTTGCAGCAGTATTTGTTATAAACTCTTTTATAACAATACCTTTCTCTTTCAGACGAAGAGTCGGAAGTTTTCCAATACTTGCTTGTTCTGTCTCATTTAATGAATCATAATCAAATTCTAGAAAGGATATCTTTGCTTTTTCGGCAAGTTCTTTTGCACGGGGTTTGACCTCCTTACAGGCTTTGCACCAGGTGGCACCAATATAGTGAAGTTCCATCTTTGTGTCTATAGGATAGAGACAAAGAAAGATATCATTTTTTATCTTATAAAATTGAAATCGGACAGCAGAAGGATCCGCTCTGCGGATCCTTCTGCTTCCGTTTGAACTTTTATAGGACACATCCCGCTTTGCGGGATGTGTCCTATAAAATTGAAATCGTCTTAAAATCACACCCATAGGGTGTGATTTTTAGTCGCTTGAAACTTTATTGAAGAAGGGCGCTTTGCGCCCTTCTTTAATAAAATTGAAATCGGACAGCAGAAGGATCCGCTCTGCGGATCCTTCTGCTTCCGTTTGAACTTTTATAGGACACATCCCGCTTTGCGGGATGTGTCCTATAAAATTGAAATCATATTTTTTACTATTGTAAAATAGCACATCTCAAGAGTTTATTATAGTTCTTGATCCAAAAATGGAATATATCGATGATAAGAAATTTCAACAAGTTTTGACGACGATTGTTGTCTGCTTTGTTATCTATCTTGTGTATTACGCATGGAATCGTTACGCTGAAGAAGAAGCAAGAAAAGCGAATATTATTGCCGCTAATATTCTTGCTGCACGTCAGAGAGATAGAGAGATTCGCCAGTCCCCCCTTGGATGGGCTAGTTCTCTACTTGGTCTTACAGCTGCTATACTACCCGTTGCTACAATACTCATTTGTGATCCAAACAAACCTGTACCACGCAAGGTTACTGCAGCAACCACTGTAGTAAACTTGCTTGATAAGGAGGTGAAGCGGAGTCTCAATAGTTCAGTATCAGATCCCATTGAAGCTGAACCAATGGCTCCCTACAATCCTTACGTTAAGTGGTAACAGATTTTTTACATTTTTTCCTTCCATACACGAAGCATGGATGGTTGTACCAAGGGTATCATTAGTTCACATTCCCACAAGAAGCGTCGTCCTAGCGAAAAAAACGGTGCTTCCACCGGAAATAATTCTGGATGATCCTTGGGAAACTGTTGATACTGGGTGGGAAGAAGATGATAGGATTCAAGGGGTAAGACCATGGCTAATTGATCCGTCGGTTGTAATGGAGTTCGTTTGGTGGAAGGAATGGTGAGCCGTTCTGGAACAATAATTGTATCCAAGGGTGGAGCTACCCACCATGGATAATACCATTCTAAATCGACTGGTTGTCCATTGTAGTACGCAAAACACCATGCAAGTGCTTCCAAATACGTCTCAGATGCAGTCTTATAGGAAGCACCCCACAATCCAACTTGTTGATAGATCTCTTTGTAATTGGATCGAAGTGATCCATCTTTGAGTAGGACTTTTTCAGCTCCCCACAGAATGGGGCTATCATTCCATTCTGCTAAGGCACGTTCGACGGGATCGGAACTAGAACAATACTGTCCAGGACGAAGAGATAGTTTCTCATTTGCAATTTCTACCATCCATTCATTCTCCTTCTTGGAAAGCTCTTGCAACAATGCCTTTAATGTCGGAGTATGATACTGATACCCGGTCACAATCAATGGATAGGAATATCGTACATGTTGATATGCCTCCAACACGCGTTCCATCCCATCCTCCTTGATTTTTAATCCAAGTCCATGGGGAACAAAATCATTTCCTAATAAGTTCATACAGGCAGCAAATTCTTCCATGGTTATATTCCATTTTGTTTGCAATTCTTTTGCTAGCAGAACGATCGATAAGTACAAAAACTGTTTTTCAGACTTTGCGGGGACAGACTTTTTTCCAAACGCAGTATCTTCACGATACAATTGAATTATTGCCTTTGGTAAATGGAGCAAGGCTAAAATAATCAGATCCGCATCTAATCCATAGACCACCATATGTGACGTCGGTGCATCACGAAGCCATATCATCAATTTCTGTTCTCCTTCCCCAGGTTCATCTGCTGCACTAATTCTTGTCGGAATGGATCGTGTCTTTGCCCAAGCATGAAAGGCGCTTGCTAATTGATCCATAAAGCGTGTACCAGGTGTAATTGCATTTGTATCCCATTTTGGTGCACTTGTTCCACGAATTTCCTGCTCTTTTTTAGTTGTTACAATCGATTTAAAGCGACGTCCTCGCTGTTGACGAATCTTTGCCATCGGTGCTACTCCATCAAAGGCAATCCATACTGCTTCCGATGGATTCACATCCTTGATGACGTTTTCAAAATAACGCAAGGTGTCTTGAATGAGTTCTGCCTCCCACATTGCTCGTTTTGCTGGATCATAGGGGATTCGTTTGGATAATGACACAACACAGTCATAAATGGCACAATTTGCATCAAATCCTAGTATGGTAGGTTGACCTTGTAACTGGGTAGGGGTGACAATGCCCTTGATTGTTTGTATCAGCCGTTTATAGAAGGAAGGGATTCCCATGGCTGATTTTTTAAAAACCGATTCACAAACTTCCAGCGTCTTTATGTCTTATATCATTGACCGGTTTAAATATAACCTAGAGATATTTCCCGATGTACTCCTTGTATCAGTTGGCTTATTTGCTATTTTATTACAGAGTCCTTCGTTTACCGCTCTCGGTCTTTCCTTGCTATCCGTGAATCTTGCACAACCGTTTTTAGCAGGATATCTTCGTGAAATTATTCCAAATACATGGGCAGTCTCTACACGATCAACGGGTATGTTTCCCGGTACCTCGTTTGAACGAATCAACTTAGGATTGAGTACCACAAAAGCAACGCTGCCCAGTTATTATACCATGTTTTTAGGAACCTTACTTGGATGGGTGGCTCCTCTTCCTCTTTTTTATCCTCAAGAACTGAATTACTCTCCTCAACGAACCATTGCAAGTAATATTAGTACTGCCTTTATAATTTTATTTATAACCATTCTACTGTCTTATCGCTGGTTGGCATCGCAAGAAACTGTTGGTGGTCTTGCTCTTGGAGTTGGATTTGGTGCTCTCTTCGGATTTATTGTTATGGTATCCATCTACTATGCAACACAACGAAGAGCTACAAATCTATATAATTTTCCACTTATATCTACCTCTTATGGGTCGACAAATCCAATTTATGTATGTGCCTCTAAATAGAATGAGTTGGTTACTTCGAGGACGTGAATTGATCCTAGGAGCATATAACCATCTTCCGAATATCTTTATCATGGGATCTCTTCTTATAGGAGCTATCACTGGAATTGTCCCTATTTTAATTTTGGGACTTGTCTCAAGTTTTCTAGGAGTCTTAATCTATATTATTCAACTATTAATGAATGATACCTTTAAAGATTTAAAATCCTCACTCGGTATTTTTAAACAGATATATCCTGCAAATCTTGATAGTTCAAATAAACTCGGTCCACCAGAAGTATTGGTAAGTTCCTGGTCTACTATGGCTAGTTTTATAATTGCATATCTATTTTTTAATGCAATGTATGTATATAGCTATAAAAATCCAAATGTTCGAGATGATAATTTGATTGCAAATCGACAAGCTTATATGATAAGTATTATGATCGCACTATCGATTATAAGTATTATATTTATTGCTACAAGAATCTCGATTGGATTTGAAACCTTCATTATAGGACCATTAAGTGTGTTTTTTGGAGTTGGAATGGCATGGGCATTATGGAATCTTGTAACATTGGGTGGAAAGGATTTGCGCATGGGAGATGTATTTCAAGTTCGTGTAAATATGATTGCCAATAATCCCTCTGGAGGTGTGACTCCTATTGCATGTGTTCCACCCGATAATTCTACAGCTAGAGTTATTCCTACCCTGCCATAGATCTTTTAGCATATGTATAGTTTACGGTAACTTTAACATCCTATAGTTACCACTAATACGATCCTGATTCGATTAAGGCAAGAAGTGCTACTAATTCAATCATCCATTCTTTATAGGACAAACGTGCATGTGGTTTCCATAAGGTATCGAGGAAGGTAATTTGTTCACGAACAGCTTTACAGGCTGTGGATCGATCCGTACTTTCATATAATTTTAATGCCTCTTCTTCAGGCATGTCAGTTCCTCCTTTGGAGCGATTGACATGATTATGAAATTTCACCATTCCTTTTCGAACGGCGGTTTTCACCTCGTCTCCTTTTGTAGGAGTCCATCCCTTCACTTTCGGAGGAGCTACGCCACGAAATTTTCGTACCACCACCGGTGGAGACGGTGGGTCTGGCGGTCTTACAAAGATGGAATGACCACGAAGATAGTCTTGCATATGACGTCGACACACTTCGCAAGGAATTGTCACTGCCGTTAACTCCATTGTACGCTTCCAACGATAAACAATATCCCGTCGATCACTCCATTCTGCCATTGTATGAAAGATCAACCAAAGACGCGGTCCCCAGTCGGCTCCAGGTTGTTTTAACGGAAGGGGGTCCATCTTACCCGTAGATTCGATATTATTTGATAAAAAATGAACTAATATACATATAAGATAAACGAAACTAAACTCCACACACTAAGATGTCTACTCCAGCTGAACGTGCATTTAAACGTGCAATATTGAGGCAAGATCCTGCCATAATGGCAGTAATGCCTTATACACTGCACGGTGACCTTGTATGTCCTACAGAAGAAGCCTTAAATCCTGATGGAAAGACTATGGTACCTGCATCTCTCTGTGCAAGACACAAGACACCAGCTGGCATCAGAGGATTCTTTGAGCACTTAGTTGAGGCTGACAGGGACTTTCGAATTATGCGCGAGATACAAGCTGAAAAACGTAGACAGAACACATCCATGTGCAATCGATTGCTCCTACGCCTATGCATGGGAGCTGTTGCAGTTACCGTATTTGCATTCTGTATACAAATGAACTAATCTCATCTTATTTTTAAAATTGAATCTATATTTTTGACATATACAAGAATATACATGTTTTAGAAATGGATTCTACGGTAGATAATACACAATCTATAGTTAACGCAGTTATTGCATTTGTACTGGTATCATTCCTTGCGGTGGTTGTTACCATGGTAAGTCCTCCAACCCCTCCAAACCCTTCTGATGTGGACTATGATGAGTAAGATCTTTTTTATAAAATTGAACACAAAATTATAAATAGTCATATTATCACACATACAAGATGAATTATAATCTGCGAAGTTTATATGATAGGTACCCAATATTTCTTTCTGCTCCTCAGATAAGAGAATACTTGGGAGATTTTGACATAAATGAAGATCAGGATAAGGTGTTCTTCAGGAAGTATAACCATTCAGTGGATATATCTATCTTTATAGGCTGTAAGACAGTCAAAGAGATGGCACGTATTGTTCACGAATCTTTTGAGAAAAAGACCAACGAAGATCAAGAACGCGCTCAATGGAACTATTGCCTATGTTTTGTGCTTGGTTGTATTGGTGTATTCACAGTGATGTGGTATGCAAAGACCTAAACCCCTCTTCCTTTTTTACTACAATGTTCGCCTTTCATCCAGGAGTAAGAGTTCCCCTACGACAACGGGATCGTCCTCTTCCTAAGAAAAAACGATATGTCTATCCCCCTGTTCCTACGAATGTATCCTTGGTACAAGCTTGGCGCATTGCATGGACAGGTAAGAATGAACCTCCCCTTTTTGGACATATTCGATTCTTAGCATCCTTTACAGGTCCAGAACATTTACGAATCCCGTTGTTCAGCCACGATCGAACCATCACGGAATGGAATACCCTTCTTACATCGTATGAATCCTGTACGGGATGTATGCAAAAAGAGTGGTCTCCAGGTGAGCGATATAATCCATTTTTTCACTGGAAGGCAATGGGAATGCAATTACGAATGGAATATCATCGGCAAATGAAGCTGCGTTGGATTGTGCAAAAATGGGTGCAACAGGTGCGCACACGCATTTACAAACGTCGTTTGGTAGGCGAAACAGATTTGCGTACCTTAGATCCAATCACTCCTCGTGATGCGGTCCAAATAATCTGTCATCGAACAAAATCCATCTATCAATTTCACATAAATTCTATTATTTCTATGATTCGAGAGAATCTTGCCTTTGAACAATGGGGACGGGCAGATCCTCTTCCCCCTCGCAATCCCTATACCAATCAATCTTGGTCCACATATCAATTAATGGGACTTGTTCAAACCATTCAAACAAAGATGACAGAGCGAGGAAAAGTGGTTCCATCTTTTTTATGTCAATTTGTGGAAGCGGAGTATTGTGTGAATAATTTTTATAGACGCCATAAATTGCAATTAGGGGTGGATGCTACGACTCGTTTTTTTAAATCGCCTGACTCGATTGGAGTTCGACAAGACCTTCTCCAGGAACTCTTTGAACAAATTGATAAACTTGATCAAGACATAATTTATCAATATGTAAAACGAAAAGAATGTCCAGGCTATCTCCAATCTCATTGGGAACAACTTATTCAAAATAAGTGGATTCATGATAACTATGGATATAGTCCCAAATATGGATGGCGAGACAGTTATGAGCAGACAGCATCCACACTACGAATCTATGGACGAACCTTGGCGTGGCACAATGAAACTCAGACCCCTCTTATGCGCATCATGTTAGAAGAATTAGAAGAACCTCCTCACCCTGAAGAGAACGACGATGCAGGGAGTGTCAGCTAAACCATCGACGTGGAACAATGCCGATCAAATTCTTCCACGATTATGGCTGGGCAATAAGGGAGCTGCTCTTGATTCAAGTTGGTTACGCGAAAAAAAGATTACTACCGTCTTCAATTGTACCAAAGACATTCCCTTTGCAAAAGAGGTATTACATCAATACCGTGTCCCGGTCGATGATTCTACGATGCAAGAAGATATTCAAAAAATGACAGATTGGTCGCCCGAAATTATCTACAAACTGATGGCAGAATACAATCAAGGTGCTACAATCTTAGTCCATTGTTATGCAGGGGTTCAACGATCCGCTGCTGTGGTTGCCATGTTTCTCATGACCTTAACCCGCCAACCCATGTCTGTGATTATTCCTTATATGCGTCATTGTCGCCCGATCGTCTTTTCCCCTGCCATGAACTTTGCACAATCGATTCAATCCTGGGAACAACGCTTCTTTTCCTATATAAACCAAACTAGACGAATGAAATAGAAATGAGCTATTATCCATTACAGTCTGCTCCTCCCTGCTCACATTGTGGTCATGGAGGAATTCTTGTCAATATACCCTATCCGTGTGGATGTGTCTTATCTATACATGAAGTATGTATACAAACTGCCTATTTACGCGGAGTCTGTCCGTTCTGTCGCAAGGTGTGGATTAATATAACTGCGGCTAGTTCTGTAAATACCTCTCATACAGTGATTGAAGCTCGTCCTGAACGACGATGGATTCTTTATTGTTTGTCGACGATTCTTATTATATTTCTAGGATGTGTTGTCTTTTGGTTGCTATACCACTATTTTTAAATAGCATGAGATAAATCACTATAGCGCATATGATCTTCTTCTTCAATGGTGGATGCAGGAACATATTTTGGAATGTCTTCAGCATACATATACATGGCATATTTATTTTTTACAGGAATTTTAAAATAGGTCAAAAGAATGGTATCCAATCCATTGTCTAATTCAAGTTCTCGATGGACCCAATGCTGATCATAATTTACGACTGCATTTTTTGAAACATCTGAGGCACAGGTAGCTCCTATAATACGTACTTGTTCTCGTGGAAGAATAAACCAATCTCGCTGCATCAGATAAACATTCGAATAGGGTGCAAGCATATCATACAATTCGTTATAAGGTTTGACTGTTGGACCAGGAACATAGAAAATATGTTCAAAGGCTTTGCTCACAGGAAATAATACACGTGGATTCAAGCTTCCAAAGATGGCTAAATAAGGGGCAATGGGGCGAATCTTTGTTTGCAAATGTTTTACATATTGCAAACGCATTTTAAAGAGTGGAAGTAGGAAGAGTTTAAATGGTTGTGGTGTATTTGTTTCACCGTGATCTACGGCTACCAGATCATCGCGGGTTAGAAGCCGCTCGCAAACAAGCTCTTGAGTTGAAAACAACCATACTTCCATTGTTTATTTTCACTCCCGAGCAGGTAACATCCAATCGATTAAAATCTGTTAATTCTATTCAATTTATGATTGCTTCCTTAAAGAGCTTGGAGGCTGCTTTAAAAAAGGCAGGATCTCGTTTGGTATGCTGTTACGGTGACACAGTGGATGTCTTACACTCCCTACATCGCAAACTAGGCATTGATTGCTTGGTGGATGGAAAGGATTATACACCTTATGCAAAACAACGCATTGCTAGTCTTGAAAAATGGTCTTCTGCCTCCCACATTCCGTATATCTGTGTTGGTGAGGATTGTTATTTGACGGAACCAGGATCTGTCTTAAATGGAACTAAAAAACCATTTCAAAAGTTTACACCGTATTGGACCGTGGCGCGAGGACGAGCTGTGCCGCATCCTGTAGCAGCAATTGAGGGTCCCTGGATTGTCCGAAGTGGTGGAGGGAAGAAAACACGCTCGCTACGATCGTATCCCATGGAGGTCTCCTTGGAAACCATGCGACGACGATTAGTTCCTCATCCGAATGAGGAAATAGCTGTGCAAGGAGGACGCGAAGAAGGACTTCATCTAGTTCATAGCCTACCTACCAATTATGAAAAAATCCATGATGTTCCTTCTGAATCCACCTCGATGTTATCGGCACATCATCACTATGGAACGGTCAGCATTCGTGAATCCTATTGGGCAGGAAAGAAGAAAGGGCTGGATGCCTTTGTACGACAATTATATTGGCGTGATTTTTATGGACAAATTATGGATGCCTTTGAATTATTATATAAGGTGCATCCCTATGACTTTCAAAAAGATCGTGCTGTTTCAGACAAACAGAAAGACGCCTTTGACAAATGGTGCAAGGGAACGACCGGTGTTCCCCTGGTGGATGCAGGAATGAAACAGTTATTGCACACCGGTTATATGCACAACCGTGTTCGCCTGGTGGTGGCGAATTGGTTGGTGAAAGACATGCATGTGCATTGGAGACTGGGAGAACGTTTTTTTGCACAACATCTTGTTGATTATGATGCTACCCAAAATATGATGAACTGGATTTGGGTGGCATCTGTTCTTCCCTTTAGTCAAGCTCCCTTTCGGAAGGTAGATGCCTATAGAACGGCAGAAAAGTTTGATCCTGAGGAAGTCTATATTAAACGGTGGAATATATGAACCCCATTTGAAATATCCAACACTATAAGGAGGGAAGCTTTCCTCCTTATAGTTTTCAAAATTGAAATCGTGAATAAATCACCCTTTGGGCAATTTATTCTCGTTTGAACTTTTATAGGACACATCCCGCTTTGCGGGATGTGTCCTATAAAATTGAAATCATATTTTTCATATAGAATAAATAATACATATCTTTTATATAATACCATGAGTGAATATATAGATGAATTAAAATTAGCGGTGTCCCTGATGAAATCAGATCACCCAGCCGAAGCTGAACGGTTAATGCAGCTCTCAAAGGAGCTCCATGAGTACACCCAACTCAAGGAAACCCTTGTACATTACATCTCCCCCATAACACATCGCACATACCTCATGCATGCTGCGATGGAGGGAGATAGTAAACGCGTGGAGTACCTCCTACGACTGTTCAAAGAACTTGGTATATTAGAGTCTTGCATTAATCTGCAAGATCGCAATGGTCCAAATCCAAAGAACTTCACTGCTCTCATGCATGCAGTTGCAGGTAATCACTTTACAGTGATCCGCCTCCTTTGCGAAGCAGGTGCTGCCATCGATATCCAGGCAACACATGGATGCACCGCTCTTCTTCTTGCGATTGGAAACAATCGGCTTGATATTGTTCGCTATCTTCACGCACAAGGTGCTGATATCAATCTGCGAACTGCAAAATCAAACTACACTCCTCTCATGTGTGCTGCTGAACGTGGTCGTACCGAGATTGTTCACTACTTGATCGAACAAGATGTAGATCTAGATGTCCACGAGTACTATCAATCCGAAACAGCTCTCACTCTAGCGAGTGGGAAAGGTTACATTGATATAGTTTGCGCGCTTGTAGAAGCTGGTGCATTACTCAATGAATGTTCACGCATGGGACCTGCTCTCTGTTGTGCAATCTTTCATCATAAGCCTCACATTGCTCATTACCTTATTGAGCAAGATGCTAACCTAGATATGACATACAATCAATCAGGTAATACCGCTCTCTCTCTGGCAATCAATGCTGGAGATCTTGATATGGTTCGCCTCCTACGCGAAAAGGGAGCAAATATCTCTACAATGATTAATGGCAAAACGCTTCGTGATATTGCCTGCGACATTTATGGAGCAAACTCTCCAATTGCACTTCTTCTAGAAGCGTAATTACACAGATGCCCTCTTTTAGAGGTATTTTTTACCAATAGGATAGAGTTAAAAATTGAAAACGTATTTTTCATAGAAAGAATATGTAAGAAAATATGTCAGAATCCTCGAATAACTGTACGCTCCCTACGATACCCCAAGGCGTTATGTCTCTGGTCACGTATCTGTTGGGAGTCACTGGCTTTGAACTCCAAGCTGACTGTATTGCATGTCTTTCAATGGACAATCGTACGAATCTCCAAATCATAGAAGGTATCGCACCCCTCAAATTTCTCCGTGGACGCATGCGCCTAATGTTTGCAGCCAAAATGGGAGATACTGAGCGTGTCAAAACACTTCTAAATCTTGGTGCCAAGATCCATATTAATGCACAAGGCTCCGATGGCAAGACTGCCCTCATGCATGCAGCTCAAGGCGGTCACACTGATGTGGTTGACCTCCTCTGCGATGCAGGTGCTACCTTAGATACACAAGACTCCAATGGCTGCACTGCTCTTATGTATGCAGCTCAAGGCGGTCACATTCATGTGATCCGCTATCTGTGTGAAAAAGGTGCTGCCCTAGATCTGCAGATGAAAACTGGACCCACAGCTCTTTGTTTCGCTATTTATTCAAATCGACTTAACGTTGTTCACTTCCTTTGTGAGCAAGGTGCCAACGTCGATCTGAATAAACCTATCTTGGCTGCTGCAGAATCTGGTTATTATCAACAGAAATTGGATTACTTCAACATGGTGATCTGTCTTGCGAAACACGGTGCATATCTAGATCTAGAGTCCGGTTATCAATTCGAATCGCCTCTCACTGTGGCGACGATGGCAGGTCATTTTGATGCAGTTCGCACGCTTGTGGAACATGGTGCAGATCTTAACTTACACACAAAAGATTTAGGAACTGCTCTCTGCATTGCCATCACATATGGTCGTACTGCCCTTGCTCATTACTTTATTGAGCAGGGTGCATACATCGATGTGAACATCGGTCGTGCATGTGAGACACCTCTCTCACTGATAATCGATCGTGGAGATCTTGAGATGGTCCGCATCCTGTGCAATAATGGCGTCAATCTGATTAACTATAATGACGAATCGCTTTATGACTATGCGCGAGATATCCGTGGAGAAACCTCTCCCATTGCGCGTCTTCTAATGGCGTATGTTCAATCGGCATAAGCACATGCATTTTTTAACCCTTTATAACACACATCCCGCTTTGCAGTACATGTGTTATAAAATTGAACTAATTTTTTTAAAATAGAAAAGATACCAAATCTTTTATAATCTACCATGAGTTACGAAGCTACCCGCTCTTTAGTGTTCTACCTGCTAGGATCATCTGGCTATAAACCCCAAGCAGATGTTGCTGCATCTGTTTCACGTGACATCATTGATAATCCACAAGTTATCGAAGGCATTGCATCTTACCAATCTCCCCACTTCTTTCGCACGCGCCTTATGCATGCAGTTAAGAAGCGGGATGTTGAGCGTGTCAAACTCCTTGTAGAACTTGGCGCAGATATACATGCACGTGATAGAGATGGAAACACCGCGCTCTATTATGCTATTCTGTGTGGTCATTTGGAGATATTCCAATTTCTTTGCGATAAGGGTGCTGCCCTGGATACATCGAATGAAATCGGACTCACATCCCTCCATTACACCAGTCTATTAGGTACATCTGATATAGCAGAAATCCTCATTAACAAGGGTGTTTCCCTAGATTCACACAAGTCTAGGACGACAGCTCTTACTCTCGCATGTGAAAACGGTCGTGACAAGATCGTCCGCCTCCTTTGCGAGGCAGGTGCTGGCTTGGATTTGGTCGGTTATCGTGGAGCGACAGGTCTTCACTATGCCAGTGGACGGGGTTTCTCTAAGATAGTCCAACTCCTTTGCGACTATGGTGCTACCTTGGATCAGGAGAATTACGATAGAGAGACTCCAGTTGAGCTAGCCTGTATGAATGGTCATCTCGATGTTGTCCGCATCCTCTCGGCTGCTGGTGCAGTACTGGATCAGAGCCACCTCTACAATGCCATTTGCAAAGGTGATATGGAACTCGTCTGCTTCCTCCTGGAGACAGGCATTTCTCCTCATCATTATTGGCGTATAGCTCCTAGAACATTTCTCCACGCCGCCTGTGAACAAGGTCACTACAACATAGTGTCCATCCTCATTGATGCCGGTATGATACTGGATGCAGTGTCACGTGATGAAGAGACACCTCTCATACTTGCATGTAAGGGCGGTTATACCAAGATCGTCCGCCTTCTCATCACCAATGGTGCTGGGCTGGATCTACAAGACAAGTATGGTCATACAGCTCTCCACACTATCTGTGATTCTCACAACATACGTGATGAGAAAGATCGAAACAATCTCGTCAACATTCTTATGGATGCTGGTGCTATATCAGATCTCAAAGCATTCGAAGGATCTACACCGTTTAGCATAGCCTCTCGTAAATTTAGTGAGCATCCCCGCAACCCGTTCCAGAAAGCTCTGGTTGTATATTTTGCAAACCTAGATTCACAAGCATAATACCCCCCCGCGGAATCGTTTTTTAAATTAAAAAAAAGATCTTAGAAATGCCGACTCCCATTGAAGATCATGGTGGATGTATTCCCTCCGAATTCCATACACGCACTCTTCCCTCCATCCCCAATAAACTTGTTCTTGTTGTGAACGTTGGAACGGATCGATTAAATATTGAACTCTTTAAAACCTTGTATATGCCGTGTGTGGAGCATGTGTTTTATAATGTCACTGATATAGCTCCCTATAGCCACCTTCCTATTCATCCTCTTGTCACCTTTTGTACCATTTCCAATACAAAGGAGTTTGTAACCAAGCTTGCTGCTGATAGTCATTCCAGTTTCTTTTTTTATGAAATATCAAATGGATCCTTTGTTCATCCAGACCTATGGACCTTGTTGAAACAGGCAGAACTCAATACATCTTACACCTTTGTTGATTCTATGAAGAAGGTTCACACCTTGTCCTATGTGAGTGAAACAGGACTGGTAGATAAAACAATCACTACATCCACGGTCGCTGCCTATTCTACAATTAATCAACCTGTGATTCATTCCATCGAACGTGGAATTCTTCGCCATGCAAAACAAACGCTTACCCAAGTTGTAATTGATACAAGCAATCTATATACCCCATTGTGCTATTTAGCAACCAAATATATGACGGATAAATCTCCTTACAATATTATGACGCATCGTCATCCGTATACTGCTGTCTATGACATGTTTCTGACTCCCTACATGTATAAATCCAATCTGAAACTGGGAGAAATAGGGACCTTGAATGGATCCTCTATTCGTATGTGGAGAGACTACTTTCCTCACGCCTATCTTCACGGATTTGATATTGAACCCTCTGCCATTGAAAAGATCAAAGACATTCCTGGTGTAAAAGGGCATTTAGTCGATGCTTCTGTCGGTCTTCGTCCTGTCTTACAAGCTGAATGCATGGGAGGAGCCAAGTTTGATCTCTTATTTGAAGATGGATCGCATCGATTGGATCATCAATTGCTCTTTATTCGCGATGCCATTGACTACGTGAATCCAGGAGGCATGCTCATTATTGAAGATATCTTTCGTGAAATCCCTGCTGCACGATTTGAAGAAGCCTTATCTCTTGTCTCAGACAAGGTGAAGAAAGCACTTTTGGTGCAACCAGAACACACCTTTCGCCATTCTCCTGGATGGGAAAATGATCGAGTATTGATGATTTGGGTGGCATGAGGACAAATTCTTAAAAGAAAATCGTACATCTAGGAAATGGAGTCTACCATTGCAACCACCTTTACAGAGCCTCGTTCCTCCGTTGCCCGCCGCATGATTGCTGAAGTAACTGCAGCATTGGCAGAAGAAAGCCCTGCTCAAGTCAGTTCCAGATTTTCGGATTATCAAAAAGAGTTTCCGAGAATCTTTGCTATGTTACTTACAAGGTCTTACCCTGAAGACTTATTAGAGATGATGCTTCGACAGTTGGAGTCCGTCGAGGGCGGGAGAACAAGTCAGCATAACGCCTCTGTCCACGTGGGAACCGTTCTGGTGGATCGCTATGTGAAGCCAGATCTGGTGGGAGTTCCGCCCTCAAAGAAGTAATCGGTTCTTCGATTCGCAAGAGTGAGGATGGAACCTGTGTCCATTCTTCCGACCGAAAGGTTTCAAACATGCGATCCGATGGAATCCGATCCGGTCGCACCGTCCAAGACGGAATACGATGCACTGAAATGATAGGGGCTGCCGGTCGTAAAATCTGCAACAAATCAATCACCTCTTGTGCAACGTAGCGATCTAAATGTGTGACCCAATCACCTGAAATAGGTTCGTCATGCTCCTTACACCAGTCAATCGAGCGTTGTACATTTTGACGAATCAAGGCTCTTAATTGCGTTGAGTTTGTAGTTTCTTCACATATTAATGCAATTGTATCTCGTATAATTCGATATTCTTCTTTTTCAATTGTTTCTTGAACATCCCATACTATTTGAAGCCATTTATTTGGATATGTATTTTGAAGCAATGGAACGCTTTTTTTATAAGGTGCCATTGATTCTACAAGATCTATCATTTCCTTTGCTCCAGCCTCTTCTCCTAAAAATCCAATCCCAACAAAGTATCGTTCTGCATTTCCAGCACGACTGGTTCTTGGTTTTATAAACTTCCATTCACGAAATAACGAACATGCCATCCACATTAAATCCAAGGTTTGTTTTTCCGTGGTATCAAAACATTTTATAATCATTACACCTCCCTTTGCCAAGGTTTGAATTCCAATCAAAAATTCTGCCACTAACAGAGAAAAGATTGAATCTTCTTGTCCATTGTAATCTCCGCTAAAATCAAATCCACCATCGGCTGTATACAGATGCACCTTCCCACATTCATGAATAAAATGTGTGCGATTTGCTTTATTTAATATATCTCCTGTATCATCGATTCCATAGGAAATATGAATATTTGGATGTGTTTCTAAAAATGCAGAGGCTTTTCGCCATCCTGGAACATGTTTTGTCGTGCTTCGCAAGGTCATTGCATGGCAAGATGTATACACCCATTTATTCTTTTCAGCACAAACAGAAATTGCTTCTAAAAATCCACCAGGTCCTTCCGCACTGTGTGCCGTTCGTAACCCTCCCTCGCGTACAATAAATGGACCTAATTCTTCTGTAAGATTTGCATACTTCCAAAATTCAATCATCTTAAAATAAGATCTAGACAGGGGAGATCGTGTTGAGACCGATCTAGAAGTTCGTCGATTCCACGATAAAAAGATATATTCATACGGATTTGTAATTTTTTTATAATCATCCCATTGTCCTTGTTCATAATACATTGTAATTTTTTCTTTTGCAATTGCCAAGGCTTTACTTTCTAAGGTTCGTATGGTATGACTATCTGTAGGAGCAGCGGCAGTCCATGGAATCCACCGTTCCTCCGCAGGTCCCCCTAGTCCTCCTTTCTCTATCACTCCTTCCATGCTAGACTATGCATCGGAATGTTTAAACATATTCATAATATTGATGCGTCATATTATTAGAAAATCCACCACGAATCATCCGCCATTTCTCTGGTGAAGATGGAGTCCACCAGATCAGTCCATCTTTCTCTCGTAAATCTGGTTTCAAGGTCTTCGTATGTTCGGGATTGTCAAGTAATTCTTGTACTCGTGCTTGTGCTTTTTTCATAGAGGCTTCGCTGACGGTAGCCGTCCAAAACTGATAGCGAAAGCGATCTGTTTTCAAGGGTGCTCCTTTAAAGGATTGTTCATACACCAGTGGAAGGGGTGTCACCTGTTTCAACTCCTGCTTTGTAAACTTGGCTTCTTCTCCAATCTCTCGAATCACTGCTGCTTTCATCATAGTCAATAATTGTGTTTCTGTAACAGATTTATTGGGAACTGCTCCATACATCTTTGCCTCCTTCCATTCCATCTGTCCCTTAGGAGGTTCATACTCCTTTTTAGGATGTTTTCCCCATTCGTGCACTAATGCAATTGTGTTAGGATCGCCTACCGGATGAATAAACAAGATGTTTCGAATAAAGACACGTTCGCCTGATGGTTGATGAATGTACAAGTACTCTTTTCCACTTGGAAATGTATGATATCCAATGGTATGTTTCACACGCGCTTTGCGGGTTTGTCCCATCTACTATGGATATAAAAAAGATTTCTTTAGTGAAAGGATACAACTAAGGCTCCAACCATAAATAAGGCAACTCCCACTACAATTAATGGAATCATTGAAAAGGCAATCCCTGTAATAATCATTGCAAAACCTCCTACTCCCACAATCGCACCTCCCACACGTTGTTTCCAGATGCGTTGCATTTTGTTATATACAGACGTTGATTCTCTATAGATCATTTTTTATCTTTGATATGTGTTTAAAAAAACAGATATCAAATATAGCTTCTTTTATTTATTCTACCACCACATCCAGATCAAAGTCTTCTTCCTCAATGGGAGCGCTTGGATCCACAGACGGCATTGCCGTTTGAAGGGGGACAAAGGAGGCTGTAGCCGTGGTATAGAGTTTCGAATCAATTTGTTCTTGCGTCAACTCTTCTTGAGATTCCAAAATAGTTGTCTTAGGGGGAGGAGCGTCCTTCTTCAGGCGAATCGCAGCCATCTCATCATAGAGCACATCGCTAAACGCGGTACCTCCACGGATCACCTGTCCCAACATAATATTGGCACTTACACCAAGAATGGGATCTCGTTCACCATAGAGTGCGGATTTTAGCATAATCTCTTCAGTCTGTTCAAACGATGCTTTGGCAAAGGATCCAATATCCAATTTATTTACACCATAGCGATCGCAAGTTGTGAATCGTCCCTTTGCCGTCATACGGTCCACCAACATACCAGTATGGCGATAGTGAACACCTGATGGAATTGTTCCAACAAGTTCTTTTAAGAGGAGGGCACGAGCAGCTTCAATTCCAAAGAGATCATACATATCGTATACATTATTACTAATGACACGAGTTGGATCCACACTAGGATGGCATAGAATTTCTAATAAATTGCTTCCATCGCTCACAAGAACAAATTGATCAATCGTCTTATACGCTCCTTCCACCAGTTCTAGATCTTGATTCACTTTCTTGAATCCAACACTGCGAAGTCCTGGAATACCCCTGACTGCAGTGGTTGTTAAAATCTTATTCTGTTCTTGTTTCAACTGAATTAACTGATCATTCATACTATCCGTTGAATCAATCAGGCGAAGACGGAAGACCAATTGAGATGCATTGAAATCGCTATACATGGTTGTAGTATTTACTTTCATACTTACCTTGAGAACATAGGCAATATCATCCATAGAAATATTTTTGGCAAACATCTTTTCACGATCAAGTTCAAAGCGAAGAAGCCAAGGAGATGTCTTTGTAGCAACAGGTTTTACTGCCGCTTCATAGGCTGCAAAATATGCCAACCATTCTGCATCTTCTTGAATTAAGGTTGCATCATCACGAGGATCGTAATAAATGCTGCTGACAGTCACCAGATCTTGCAGAAGTGTATACTCCATGGACTGGGCTGCGCGACGTGCTTCTTCCTTTGACTCGCGCAAATCCTTGCGAAGGGGAATGGTGCATTCCACCATTTTGGGATTCTTTGTCACCTTCAAGAGTTCATCCACACGGGGAACACCCTGGGTCATATTGGAGGCACCTGCTGTGTGGAAGGTACGAAGGGTCATCTGTGTTAAGATTTCTCCAATTGATTGTGCAGAGATGACTCCCACTGGTTGACCAGGTTCAACCCAGGCTTTCCAGTGCGTTAAAATTGCTTTTTCCACCAGTGCATCAAGCGCTGTCTTCGTAAATCCCAATTCCTTCAGCTTGTGAGGAGCCAGGTAAAATCGTAAGAGAGCTCCCCACACCTTGTGGTGTGCACGGGTCTTTTGCAAAATTGTTTCATGTGCATCTAATACTTGGTCTCCTGTTACATCACCACTCTTCGGCTTCAAATAAAATCCAGTCACAATCTCTTCAATTAATCGTTTCATATGAACTGGATAGAGCACGCGTGTACTCTTTTGACGGTTAAAGACTTTTTCAACAAGGAGTTTTTGATCTGCCACCACTTGATTGGTATACACCGTTTGGCGATCACCGGTTGCATCGGGTACAATATAGGTTGCACGCAATTGCGATTCCGAATAATTTACCAAATCAATTGGCTGAGATTCCACCCGCGTTGCATTGATTCCATCTTCACCATAGGCAAATTGAATAATGGTTCCCGTTGAATCTCGTACAGATCCATCATGCTGGGCAATCAGATCTTCTAAGGCAACACGAATACGGCGTTGGATATATCCTGTACTCGCCGTTTTCACTGCTGTATCAATCATACCCTCACGACCAGAAATGGCGTGAAAGAAGAATTCATCAGGTTCCAATCCATTCATAAAGGACGAATTGACAAAGCCTCGCGCACGAGCAGAATCATCAAATCGCTTGAAATGCGGAAGGGTACGATTTTGAAATCCATACGCCACTCGCTTTCCTTCAATCACCTGTTGTCCAAGTGTTGCAATCATCTGACTCACGTTCAAATTAGAGCCTTTGGAACCAGCTTTAATCATGTTTGTCATACGATTGTTGTCTGAAAGGGACTTGATTGTAATACCACCAGCTTCACCAGTAGCTTTGTTTAAGGTTCCTGCCATCTTCATTTCAAAATTTTCTTGATTGGAACGACCGCTGGAATTCTCAAAGAGACCAGTATGAACCTGAAGAATAATTTCTTCGGTCTTATTTGTAATATTTTTAATTGCTTCCATAAATTTCTTTTTGGTGACAACATCTGCCACAAGATCACTGATTCCCACAGAGAATCCAGAATTGATCAAGTATTGTCCCATCATTGCTTGTAAGGCATCAATGAAATCAATGGTTGCATCAGGTCCATAATCATTATACATAATATGAATTAAATTCTTTGAAAACACATCTGAATCAAGCATTCCCTTCATAAGATTTCCACGCTTAATTTCCACTTCCTGATCTTGAAGATTCTTCATCGTCAAGTTGAGAGGAGGGAGGATCGCGCTAATCAGCTGAGATCCTGTCCACATGGGTTGCGGCAAGGTAATCGCTGGTTCTGGAAGCTTGCCATTCCACATCTTGGAGAAAACCAAGAGATTCATAGCATCCTTTCGGGAAAATGCGACCGTCGGTCGCGTAAATCGATTCGCCCCCAACAAAGCATCCTGTAAAATACCAATTAAGGGCAAGGAGTTTTGTGGGGATACAATTTGATGTGGAATTGCGGCAATCATCCGCAATTCAATTGCTGCCTCAACCGACTGAGGCACGTGAATATTCATTTCGTCGCCATCGAACATGGCATACCCAGTTTTTCAACTGGGAGTAGACTTTATCTTAAGCTCACTCTAGAACCGACCACCGTAAAGTCGTTGCTCCTTCCTCACGCTCACCAGCAGAGAGGCTTGGGTCAGGATTGCCCATTTCTTACTCCTTATAGAGCTCGAATCATAAAACGTTGTTACCATCTCCCTTACGGTCTTTCTCCGAGGCCAGTGAGGATTTTCATCCACACCTTGGTAGTTTTATGCTTTAGGGGTTCCCCTGAATTTGGTGGTCTCGCATCCCATCTGGATACTAGACGATTATATTGCTTGATGCACATGAAATGAGAGTGTGCACCATGCAGAAGCATTTACACTGTTTTCCTCATGAAGTATTGCTTCAACTTCACAAGCAGTCGCCTGTTGCGGACATCGATAAGCTGTCTTCAAAAGAAGCAGTTGCATGTATTTCTAATATAGAATCTTTAATTAGCTTGGCAGTTTTATAAGCATCTTCTTGTGTAATAGTTTTTCCACCAAAACACATGCGCATCATTCCATCTTTATGCTTAATGTAGAGTGCCACAAGAGAATTAAACTTTGCAATTCGTAGAGATTTTACCTCTAAGGTTCGCGTTTCTTCAATCTTCTCACGGTATTTGCGCAAAGGATCTTCTGCACTTTCTTCCACAATATCAATCCCCTCTTCAGCAAATCTTGCTGCAAAGTCTTTGGCTTCTTCCAATGCTTTTGCATAATCACAGCTTGCACTTTGACCAAACGTAATGCGAATTGGATCCGCTGATTTTTGGTCAAGATATACATATATAATCTTTGGAACACCACCAGACTTGATCGAAGTAATTCTTACTTTGTTCGTTGTCGGTAAATAGTGCTCTGCTAATGTAGTATGTTCTCGGTGCTTGCATCGTGAATGACGCATGACATTGTAGCCATGGGGAGTGATTGTATTGAGACTTGCAATCCAATGTGCTTCTCGTTCATCAAGTGTATTTTCTGGAAGATCTTTTTCAAGACATGTTAATTCAAAATCATCCGCTCCAAACTCTAAAATAGCTTTCGCTAAAGGAGTTTTTGCACCTCGAAAGGCAGAGCTGACATGATCGGACCAACGACCAGCAATTCCATACCGATAGGGTTTGGCATCACGTGTCTTTGTGTCTTGGGTTTGACCAATATATTCTTTTCCAGATGTTTTGCTTTTTGCTTTGTAAATGCTGCCAAGCATCTTGTGTTCCTCTATAGTAGATATAATGCAGACTTCTTTAAGCCGACATCAATTTTTTATCCGCGTTATATGGCTTTACTGCCGCAGGATTCAATCGGAACGTCTTATACGGTAATACCCGTACCAGATGCCCCATCATGCTCATGCGGTGAAGAGATGGCTGTCGGTTAAACAGCACAATATCTCCATCCATCAAATGTCGATGGACAATATCGCCTAGATATAAAATCTGTTCTTTTAATTTTACATTTTTTAATTGCATCGTATATCCATTCATAGCGCGTTGAATTGACTTTGCACCTGGATAAACGTCAGCACCATTCTGCACCAAGGCATATAACTTTTTCCGGTTATATTCCGTGACACGTTCTGGAAATGTTAAATCCATTGCAACCTTTAATGGCACTCCAATCTCTCCCACAGAAATGTTGGGATCTGGTGAAATGACAGAACGGGCACTGAATTCGACACGCTTTCCTTGAAGATTGTTGCGAATGCGACCATCTTTGGAGCCTAAACGTTGCTGAAGAGATTTTAGAAGGCGCCCGCTACGTTGTGCAGACGGGCTGACCCCTGGAATATTATTATTCACTAAGGTTGCAACATGATATTGCAACAATTCGGTATAATCATGAATTGACTTCTTGGTTGGATCTGCCATCATCAATTTATGTAATTCTTTGTTTGCTTTAATAATATCTGCCAGCTTAGCAGTCAAATCATCTTCGGATCGTTGATTGTTGTCTTGCATAACAGAGGGGCGAACTTGAGGAGGGGGAATGGGTAAGACAGTACACATAAGCCATTCAGGACGACACCAGTGACGGCTAAATCCCATGAATTCAACATCTTCATCTGTAATTTTCTTCAGAAGTGCGTGCACTATTTCAGGAAGGAGATAGTGGCTAAATTCAGCTTTGCCTTCTTTCATGGTTGCACCGGGAATTCCTTCTCCGGTCGCATCAAAATCTTTAAAATCGGCAAAGATCTTGTGAATGGATTCTTCACGATACTTCGTCGGCTGACGCTTTCCGCAGCCATCTTCCGTATCTTCCCCGCAACGGGTAATCTTCTTACAGGCTTCATCTACCGCTTTCCACCGGGCTTCTCCTCGTAATCGAAGAAAGGCTCTGTTCTTTTCCTTGTCAATCAATAATTTACTACATTGGAAACAAATGCAATGAAGAATTTTTAAGACTTGTTTAAAGAATTGAGTGTAGTACACGGGTCTTGCCAGAACATAGTGTCCAAAATGCCCAGGACAGTCATGATTGACTTGCCCACAGGTACGACAGACTTTGCCATTTTCCAGCACACCCATGCAAGGATCAAATAATCCTCCCAGGGCACCATCCGTTGTAGAGGCAGAGGTAATCTCTACCACCGAGCGTCTGCGAATTTCAGCTTCGCTAAACACTCCAAATTGAACTCCTACAATCGTCTCCGTATCGGAGGAAGATTGTAAGCGTGACATCCTTTCTATTCCTACTTCTATATGGGTTTAAGTCGCCGTTCAACGGACAGATCAATTTTAATAGGGTAGAATGGAATTATAAAAAAACAACAAATAGAAATAGGATGACTGTCTTTGTAAGACAAGAAGATGTTGATAGATTGGTTACTGCATATGATAATAATCCAACTCATACAGATACAGTTACTGCCTTACAGACTATGATACAGAACGCTTCTGTCGATTATAATAAAACAAACGGAAATACAATCAGTGTGTTTTTGAAGGATTTAATAAATGAAACACCTATGAAAAAGCCAACTACATCTCCTACACCCATTGTAGGCTATTGTCCATTAACAAATGTAGGAAATAGTTGTTATATGAATTCAGCAATACAATTATTATATTCAATCCCAGAGCTACGAACATTTGTATCAACTATTGATATAGATAGTCTAACAAAAGATCATATTCTTGGTTGTGCAAAAGATGATACAATATTAAGTGATGCAAAGACAATACTAATCGCTATGAGAGATCTAAATACTGTTTTAACGGGAACTACACCAATTTCTCTTGAAAAGATTAATGGAAAAGATATATATCGTATATTAACTAAGATACTTACTCTAGGCTATAAACAGCAAGAAACTTCTACTGAATTTATAAATAACTTATTTGGTAAAATTAATTGTGTGAAAGGACAACCAGATATATTGAAGTTTATCAATTTATTTAATTATACATTTCAAGAATCATATAAATGTGCAACAGATAGTATATATAAAAATAAACAAAAAAATGGCAGTGATCTATTTGAAGAATCAACTATGTTAGTAATTAATGTTGAACAGTTTTTATTTAATAATCCTTCAAAAAAAGAATCAACTCTTCAAGACCAAATAAACTTTACATTAACATACGAAGAGATACCAGATGAAAAAAATAATATGACAAGTGTTTGTGGTACAGGTATAAGTAAAAATGCAAATGAATTAGGGAAATATACAGCTAAAAAAATTACAGTTGATGTAAGTAAATCCACATATTTACTTATTACATTAAATAGATTTAGTGGAGATTATCGTACAACCATAACAAAACTTAGAAATAATATTACACCAAATAATAAAATAGATATTAATAATAATATATTTGAAATAATGGGAGTAATTCTTCAAACAGGAATCTTAAGCAAAACAGGAGGAGGTGGACATTATGTATATATAGTTTATCAAAATGGAACCCCTACATTTACAATGGATGATTCAACGGTATCAACTCAGTATTTTGATAATATTAATTCAGATGGAATTGTATTTTTATATAGACGTGTACCCGCTGCAGTAGGCGGTGCTCGAACAACCCGCAAACGTGCTAGATCACGCGTGCATGCCCCCACGCGTAAGTCTTCGCGATCTTCGCGGCAGACATTGGAAGCCGATAAAGGCGAAAGTCAAACAGAGCTCCTCTAAACCGTCCATCTTGATCATCATACTGTCCCACTCCCACATCCTCCCAATTGCTTTTTCCAATATAGTTCAATGTGGTATACGAGTTCAATGGCATATGCCCGTCTTCGTACTCTAATACCTTTTTATTATCAATATAGACCTGCCAGGTCGGTCGAAACGACGTGGCATCAGTCGTCGTCACAACCACATGGCACCATTGTTTGAGTG